CAAGGAGAAACAGGTGCTACAGGAGCAACAGGTCCTGCAGGAGCAGATGCATCAGTAATTGTACAAACCAGCAATATTAAATTTACTGGAGTAGGTGCATTAGATGCAATTCAAGCAGGAGCAACAAACAATGTGGCTCTTGGTTTTTCTGCTCTTGATGGCATAACAACTGGTGATGATAACATTGCTATTGGTACAAATGCACAACAATCAAATAATACTACTAACAATATTGCAATAGGCTCAAATGCTTTACAAAATAATACTGCATCAAATATCATTGCTATTGGTTATGATGCATTAAAGGTTAGCACTGGAGGTACTAATTTAGCAATTGGTAACTATGCATTAGCAGCCAACACAATTGGTACTGGAAATGCTGCAATTGGTTTAGAATCAATGCAAAATAACACTACTGGTAATGCAAATGTTGCACTTGGTTATCAAGCACTGCAAAAAAACACAACTGGTAATAACAACCAAGGACAAGGTGTATTTTCTTTGGCTGAAAACACAACAGGTAGTGCAAACACTGGTTTAGGAAATGCTACATTAAGATTAAATACAACTGGATTACAAAACACTGCAGTTGGTGGAGCAGCACTAGTAAATAATGTTCTTGGTAGTGGAAATACAGCAGTAGGACAAGGTGCTTTATCAAGTTTGTCAAATACTGTAGCAACACTTGGAACAATTACAGGTGGCTCAGGGTATACAGATGGAACTTATACAAATGTTAATTTAATACCAAATCATCAGTATGTACAACCAGCAGTTGCAACAGTTGTTGTATCTGGTGGAACAGTAACATCAGTAACATTTACAGGATACAAATCAGGAATTAGAGTTGGCTCTGTTTATTCATTGTTTACATCAACAGCATTGGGTGCAGGTGGTGCAGGTTTCTCAGTTCCTGTTGCAACAGTAAGCACAACCAATGGAGGCAACAATGTTGCCGTTGGTAGACAAGTTGCTACAAATGTTATTAATGGTTCAAACAATACTTATATTGGATTCCAATCAGCACTAAATTCTGAAGGTGGTTCAGGCAATGTGTTCTTGGGTTATCAAACAGGACAAAATGAGACTGGTAGCAATAAACTTTACATTGACAATAGCAACACTACAACACCACTGATCTATGGTGAGTTTGACACTAACAATGTAAAGATAAATGGAGATTTCCAACTAACTACAAAGACTCCAGCATCAGCCACTGCTACAGGAGTTACTGGAACTATTGCTTGGGATGCAGATTATATTTATATCTGCACTGCTACAAATACCTGGAAACGCTCTGCTATAGCAGGCTGGTAGAATAGCCTTTAAAAGCCTTCTAAGGCCCTTTTTAGACACTTTCAGGGCGTTCTGATGTTCTGATATCCAAATGCCTATTTAAAGTCCTATAAAGCCAGGAAATCTTCTATTAAGCCAAGGAGATATGGTTCTCAGAAAACTCTCAGGAAATTGTTATAAAAGAGTTATAAAGAAAAAGGCTATTTTAGTTGCAAGCCAAGGGAAATTGGTGTATACTTAAATATATATAAGAAAAAAGATATCCCAATAGTTTTAAAAACTATCTTATATATAGTATATAGTATATAGCAAACCATCAGGTTTCTCTTTCCTGGTGGTTTTTGCTTTACTTGACAAATATTTGTGTTGTGCTATACTAGATACATGAATACAAAACAATGCGTAAAATGTAAAGAAACAAAGACAATTGATAACTTCTATAAGATTAATGCCAAAACTGCTAGAAAACATGCACAGCCAGATGGCTATGACTATTATTGTAAATATTGCAGAGTTGGTCAATCTGTAAAATCTCATCGTGGTGGCAATAAAAAGCCATGCACCGTCTCAGAATGTGAGAAACATCACTATGCCAAGGGTTTGTGTAGAACCCACTATGCAAGATTAATTAGAAATGGCACAATTGAAAGATTAAACAATCCTAATAAAGATGGAGTTTATTACTTCAATGGCAAACCAAATCACACCAAGGAATATGTCATAAAGCGAAAATATAAAATGAGTATTGATGAATATACTAAACGCTCAAAAAATGGGTGCGAAATTTGCGGGAATAAACCAAAAGCCAATCTAACCATAGATCATGACCATAATTGTTGTCCAACAGAAAAGACCTGTGGCAAATGTGTAAGAGGCGTTATATGCAATAGATGCAACTTGCTTGTTGGCAAATATGAAAGACAAGTAATGAGAGACGATAATCCTTTGCTGGGTAAGATTAAGGCATATTTGGAGAAATACAATGGCTAAACGAGGCAGGCCAAGAACAAAGCATGTAGCCATCTGGGAAGAAAAGTATTATCGTCTTAGTGATATGAGAGATAATCAGGCTATTAGGAAGACTGTAGAAGATAGAATCTATAAAGGTTTTGCTTCTCTGTTTACCCTGGCTCATGATAGAGAACCTAATCAACACGACAGAGGAACCATCAATAAGGCTGTTACTGATATAATTGAAAGGATATGACAGCACATCCCAAATATGGGTATTCTAATAATCCATTCTATTACTTAGGTAAATACAAGACTACCCAAAGGCCCAGGGTATGTGAAAGATGTACCCAATCAGCCTATTACTACCATGATGACTGGGGCTGGTGTTGTGCAGCACATCTCTTAGACCTAGTTAATATAGGTGAGGTAGCATTTAGTTGGGAAGAGTATAGGGAGGTTTGGGATAGATGCGAGAGACTACTCCAGAGGGAGCCAAGGACATCTGGTACTGTGAACAATGCGGATGTGGATATGAGCGATGCTGTGACAGAGGACGAATCATGGGATGGGTACAGATAGATGGGTAGCCCCTATGCTACGGCGGAATACAAGAGGAACCGTAAGATAGTCCTAGATGCTAATAACTGGACATGCCATTACTGTGGTAATCCAGCAAATGAGGCTGATCATATACTTCCTGTAAGTCTTGGCGGTACCAATGAAGTATCCAATCTATTACCATGCTGTAAACAATGTAACAGTGGTAGAGGTAATCAAACAATGAAGCGATTGAACTATTGGAATAAGCGATACTCATGAGTCTCATAGGTTTGGACATATGTGGGTATGAAGGTTTGGTAAGACCAGGCTATGAAGGTTTGGATACTCTCTTAAGAGCGGACTTTCAAGAGCCTGTCCAAATAGTGAGACAAACCATCTCAAACCTTGATACGCTCATATGCCCATATCACAGATATGAAGGTTTGTCAATAGGCCCGCAAAAAAGCGGGAATAGAAAAGGATAGACCAAATCCCTATTGGCATAACAAACCCTATATCTGGCATATGCGGATATGCGGATATGAAGGTTTGGGATAAAAAGATATGAAGGTTTTTTATTTTATACGCTGGAAACCCTGTTAGAGTATAATAGAAACCAGAGTATAGAAATAGTAAAAGGAGCAATATGAGAACAGGTATGAGCCAAGGCCCTAGAGGTCTTAGAGATGTAAGTAAAGTAAACGAACCACTAAACCTAGATTTCAGCCTAGAGGAGTCTGTCCGTAAATCCATCCTAGCAGCCACATGGCTAGATGATGTAGATTTGGGAGCAGCCAAAGAAGCAGTTATGCTTGCAGAAACCATGGACCAATTCCCAGATAGACGCCATCAGATAGCCCCAATCCTTATTGGACTATTGTCAAACCTTGGTTTGCTCAATAACCGTAAAACCACAGAAATGTCTCCAGCAGATATGTTGGCTGCTATTGCTAATGGTTGATTGGAAGCCTACTTACTTTACCCTGCCACTTTCGCCAGAGTTTCCTACTGACGGCAATAAAGTAATAAATATATCTCAAACCTTATGGCGATTGCCTGAGAAGAATGATGAGATATTAGTATTAACAGACTGGCAGAAGTGGTTAATCCAGCATGTCCTAGAGAGATACCCAGATGACTTCCACGACCCTTCTAAGGCTGGTAGGCTAAGGTATAAACAGGTAGTGATATCTATGCCTAGGAAGAACGGAAAGAGCCTCCTAGGTGCCTTATTTGCCCTTTACGGTATGCTCCTGCACGAGCCTGCACCTGAAGTTATATCTGTGGCAGCCTCCGCAGATCAGGCTAAAATCGTTTATCGCAGGCTAAAACACCAGGTAGATTCAAGTGAATTGCTTGCACATTTCTTTAGTAAATCCACGGAACATAGAGGACTATGGACTAAAGACGGTACAGGTATATATAAAGTTATTGCAGCAAAGGCAGCAACAGCACAAGGACTCCACCCATCCTTAGTTGTCTTTGATGAGTTGCATGTGGCAAATGAAGATGTATGGACAGCCATGAGCCTTGGTTCTGCTACTCGTGAAGACGGATTAACGATTGGCATTACAACTGCTGGCGATGACACAAGTAATCTCTTAAAACATTTATACGAAAGAGGAATGGCAGCCATCCAAGGACAAGAAGACCTAGAAAGGTTTGGATTCTTCTGTTGGGAAGCACCTCAAGGCTGTGCGCTTGACGATGAAGACGCTGTGCGTATGGCAAACCCACAACTAGCATCAGGAATCCTAAATTGGGAATCTGTCAAGAACGAATTAGCAACAATGCCTGAACCAGATGCCAGACGATATAGATTAAACCAGTTTGTCTCATCCATGAACGCTTGGATCCCTGTTGGAGCCTGGTCTCAATGCCCTGAAGGACGACCTATAAACCCTGAAGTGTTTGCAATTGAGAGAACCTCTGGTTGGGAATATGTCAGTATCGTGACTGCCCAGATGCAGGAAGATGGAAAGATAGCCACAGAACTGGTGGCATCATTAAATAATACTGATATTGATGGTGTGATTAAGGTATGTATGGAGTTAGCCAAATATGGAAAACCTTTCATTATGGATGGAAATGTATTGGATGACCTAGGTTCTGCATTGAAACAGAAGGGTCTTCGTGTGCAAATGACATCAAATAAGGATATGATTTCTGCGTCAAACAACACATATAGTAGAATTATCAAGAAGCAACTAGTTCATCCTAGAGATGAGATAGTTACTTTACAAATGCAACGAGCAGTACGCAAAAATAGCGGAGAATCCTGGAGGATTGCTCGCAAAGATAGCGGAACTGATATTGATGCAGCAGTAGCAACAGTTTTAGCCATCTGGTTTGTTGAGACACAAATAAAACCACAGCAGATGGTTCATTGAGGAGAATGCAATGGGATTTAGAGACAGACTAGTGAGCAGACTTGGCTATGAATTAGAACCAGTCTATGTTCCTGAAACAGAGAATCGTGGAGTAGCAAACACTGCACCAGCAAGAGAAGCAGTTAGCGTAACACCAACTACTGCACTCAGTCTTGTTGCTGTGTCAAGAGCCACTTCAGTATTAGAAACTGCAGTTATGCAGATACCTGTAAATGTTTACAGAGGCAACACACAACTTCCAACACCACTTTGGTTAGAAACACCAGACATTGAGAATCAAATATCTCAAGCAGAATGGCTTGGCACAACATTAATTCACATGGCAATATTTGGAAATGCTTATTGGCATATTCGCAGGGGCCCAAGAGGAATTGTAAACATTACAAACCTACATCCATCAGATGTAAGTGTCTCAACAGATGAGACAGGAAAGATTTATTATCTTTACAATTCAAAGAGATATTCATCAGCAGATATCAAACATCTAAAACTTTATCACAGCCCAAGTTCATCATCATTACTTGGAGAAGGTCCATTGCAAAGACACAAATCAGTTTTGCGTTCAGCACTTGACTTACACAACTATGCAGATAACTGGTTTAGAACAGCAGCAGTTCCAACAGGAACATTAACAACATCAGAATTTCTTTCTGCAGATGTTGCAAAACAAAATAAAGAAGCATTTATTGCATCTCAGCAAGAAAGAAGTATTGCCGTATTATCTTCAGGACTTAAGTACGATTCAATTGCACTTAGCCCTGAGCAAGCACAATTCCTAGAGAACCAGAAGTTCATTACACGCCAAATCGCAATGATGTTTGGTGTGCCAACAATGTATCTTGGTATGGGAATTGAAGGACAAGGAATGACTTATGTCAACGGCAACGAAGACAGAGCAAAATTATTCCAAGATGGATTGCAGCAATATATTGTTCGCATCCAGCAAGCAATCACGGATCTTCTACCAAGAGGACAGTATGCTGAGTTTAATTTAACAGAGTTCCTTCGTCCAAATACAAAAACACGATATGAGTCATACGCAATTGGCTTAACAAATAATTTCTTGACAGTCAATGAAGTCCGTGAGATGGAAGGCATGTCAGAAATAACACAAGAAGAAGTCCCAGCAGATGTCGTTGAAGACGACGAACCTGTGGCCTAAAATGGAGTAATGACTATGAAAGATATGATTACCCGCTCATTTGAAATCAGAGCAACAGATGCTGAGAAGCGTGAAGTTTCAGGCATTGCTGTTCCATTTAATGAGACAATAGACATTGGTGGTGGATGGTCAGAGCGTTTTGAAAAAGGCGCAGTAGACCTAAACGCAAATGTAAAACTATTTCGTGACCACTCAGATATTATTGGCGTAGTTACAGAAATGGAAGAATCTGATGAAGGCCTATTAATTAGAGCAAAGATTTCAGAAACAGTTTTGGGAAATGAGACACTTAACCTAGTTAAGGATGGAGCAATCCGCTCATTCTCAGTTGGATTCATCCCAGTAACAGATGAAAAGAAAGACAAAACAATAATCCGTAAAAAGGTTGACCTCAAGGAAGTATCCTTGGTGGCATTTCCTGCTTACGATAAGGCTGAAGTACTTTCAGTCAGAGAAGAAACCAATCAGGAGGAAATATCCATGGAAAAAGAAACACCTGATTACACTTCAGCAATTCAAGAAGTTCGTAATCACGCAGAGGAGTTGGAGCGTCGTCTAGATGTTATTGCATCAGATAAGACTGTTTCAACACCAGCACCACTCTTCCGTTCATACGGAGAATATGTAAAGTCTGTAGCAAAGGGCGACGAAGCAGCAATTGCTTTGCACCGTGACTTCACAGGCGGAACAACAGCAGATTCAATCATGAAGAACGCTTGGGTTTCAGATACAGTTCGTATCCTAAACGCAGGTCGTCCAACATTTTCAGTTCTTTCTTCAGCAGCACTACCAGCAGATGGTAACAATGTTGAATACCCACTACTAGATACAGACACAATGGATGTAGATGTACAGGTAGCAGAAGGCGACACACTTGCATACGGTAAGATTACTCTTACTTCAGCAACAGCACCAATCAAGACATACGGTGGATACACAGATTTCTCACGCCAGGCTCTTGAGCGTTCAAGCATCAACTATGTTGACACAGCATTCCGTGCACTAGTTGCAAAGTACGCTGCAGTAACAAACGCTGCTGCTCGTGCAGAACTTATCGCTAAGGCTGGACAGATGAACACAGCAACAGTCGCATCATGGGCTGCTGATGAAGTCATTGGCGCAATCGCAGAAGCAGCAACAAAGGTAAACGGAGACACAGGTCGTGCTCTTGAAGTTATCTTGGTTTCAGCAGATGTATTCAAGGCTCTTGCAAAGGTAACTGATGACTCAGGTCGTCCAGTTCTATCTAACGCTGGTGCAACAGTTAACACATTCGGTTCAATCAACCCAGTTGGTTTGACAGGAACAATTCTTGGCCTACCAATCGTAATGGATCCATCACTTGCTGGTGGCTCATTCTATGTTGGTAACTCTGCAGCAATGACTACATACGAGTCAGCAGGAGCACCATTCCGTCTCAATGACGAAGAAATCACAAACCTAACCAATTCATTCTCAGTGTACGGATACTTGGGTATCGCAACACCAGAACCAAAGGCAATGGTTGTTGTAGCAAACCCGCTTGACTAATTACAAGGAGTAAACGATTATGGACTGGACAGACTTGAAAGCATATGTAGGTGCGTCAACTAATGATGACGCCTATGTTGAAGAATGCTGGGACACAGCAAAGGATTTGGTTGCAAGTTATATTGCATCTACCAAAGTTCCTGTTGGTGTGTTAAAGCGTTGCTACTTGGAAGTTGGTTCAGAACTATTTCATCGTCGTAACGCACCAATGGGAGTGGCTCAATATGCAACATATGACGGAGCACCGTTAAATACTGCAAGAGACCCTCTCGTTGGTGTGTATCCTTTACTTAACAGATATATGGTGAGATTCGGATGAATCTAGCAGAAGTAAGAGCAGACCTAGAAAGTGCCATCATTCTTGGCGGTATTTCAAAGGTTTACAAATATGTTCCAGAAAGACCTAATCCACTTTGTGCGATTATGGAACCTGATACTGAGTTCATTACTGTATATGAAAATCAATACGATGCAGATTATGCATCTAATTGGAAAGTACTTATCTTAGTACCTTATGCAACTAATGAAACAGAAACAGAAAATCTTGATGACACACTTGATACTCTTATCCCTGCGATTTGGGAATACACCTCAGCAACAAAATTAACCGTAGATAAACCATTTATCCAAGAGGTAAACGGTGCTAGGTTTTTAGCAACAAATATAAATATTTCAATTGACATTGAAGGAGGAAATTGATATGGCAAGAATAAAAGGCAAATCAATCGTCTTTGAAGTTGACGGAACAGAGTACTCAGGTCAAGTAAGTAATGTTACTTTCTCATCTGCAGTAGGAACTCTTGGTTTTGGCGATTACACAGACTCATTAGATTTCACATGCGCTGTAACTGGATTCCAGGATACAGCAGCAGCATCACTACACTCAGCACTATGGGCTGATCCAGGAGCAAATGTAACAATCTCATTTGCACCACATGGAAATGCAACACCATCTGCTTCACAACCATGGTTCACAGCCACAGGTTATGCAGAGACTGTTCCAGACATTGGTGGAGCAGCAGGCGAATATTTCGTCTACGACATCAACTTTATTCTAGATGGTAAGCCAACTAGAGTAGAATCATTCTAAGAAAGTAGTCATGGCAGAGGCAATAACTATCCAGGGAATTAAAGAAGTCACAGACTCTCTTAACAATCTGGCTAAAGATTTAAAGTCAAACATAGAACTTAATAAAGAACTAAGTACGACTCTATCTCAAAAAGCCTCTGCCTTGGCACCAAGATTAACTGGTGCTTTGGCTTCATCTGTTCAGGGCAATCCTTCAGCAGAGAAAGCACAAATCTTAGCAGGTAGTGCAGCAGTTCCTTATGCAGGAGTCCAAGAATATGGATGGCCTGAAAAGAATATAAATGCACAACCTTACCTAAGACCAGCAGTACATAACAACATGGGTTACATCATTGAGAAATACAATGACAGTATCCAAAAGGCAATAAAGCAATATAACTTAGACTAATGGAGGCAGTAAAATGGAAAACTTTGATTTAATGAATACTCTCAAGTGGAAAGAACTTGCAGAGGTTGAAGAATATCTTGACTTACCAATGGATGAATGGACTGAAAGCAAGTCCAAAGCCAAATTAGCATTCGCTATGCAATATATGATGGCAAAGCGAACAAACCCATCCCTTACAATAGAGGATGCAGAGAATATGTCAATCCAAGAGTTGACAGCCCTTGCTGGAGTTGAGTTCACTGTCCCAAAAGAAGTGAATCCAGCCTAACAAGAATGGCGGAATTCTGTGCAGAGACAGGATATACGCCAGATCAGTTTTGGGACATGACGCTGGAAGAATACGGTGCAATTGTGACGGCACTGAACAGGAGGAGTAAGAATGGCTAACCAAATAACGATTGATATTGTTGCGGAGACCAAGAAACTTACTTCTGGAATCAATGATGCTAATGGCCAAATTGATGGCATGTCAAATAAACTTAAAGGTGCTGCTGCTGCTGCTACTGCTGCTGCATCGGCATTTGTATTAAAACAAGGTATTTCATTTCTTAAAAATGGTATTGATGAGGCTAAAGAAGCCCAAGAAATAA